TTGATGATATAATTCCATTGTTAGAATCAGACCGTGCAGAGTTCATCAAAACATATGCAGAGGGTCTAATGACTGCTCTTGATTTGAAAGTTAAAGCTATTCAGTTGGAATTTGAAAATCTTGCCCATATTAAAGATCGGAAGGACTTTGCACAAGCAGTACTTCCCCTTGATACCAAAGTATTCATGTTTAAGATGTTTGCCGACCCATCTTATGATGTTCGCTTGGCGCTGCTTGAGTATGCTAAGAGAATGACTAATAATCAAGCAAATGTAAAAGAACTTAAGAACTTTCTGGGTTTTAAACAGGAATATTAAATTTAATGAAAACAGAATCTGAAAAAATTAAACTACTAAGAGACTTTCTGAAAGTCGATGCATTTTGCCCGTGTTGCGAACAGTATTGTGAATGTCTCGAGGGCTGCACTTTTGCGGTCGATGCGCCAAATGAATTTGAAGAGATGAATGCCGTGCGAAAAATTCTGGAAGAAACCAAATGAACCATGTCTATCCAGTTGACACAGGTAATAACACACAGAGTAGTCCTGAGTATTATGGGCCCAAACAAATTGTAACAGCACTGGGTCATGCCTATTATGGAAATGCCTTATACGTCGCTCAAGACATACCTGGGCTAACAAATGAAGATCGTATGGTTATTTGCCGCTGGCTAGATGGGAGCCAAGGTGGAACTGATATGCATGAACTACAAAGTACCGCACATAAAATTTCAAGGGGAACACATGAACCTAATTGAGTATGTCTTCTTAGTTATACCCGCAGTTCTTTTTGTAGCTGTAGTAGCGGCTGTGATTATCTTTGTGTTAGAGGACTGTGAACATTTGCTATCGCGCGGCAAAGGACAAGGTCATGAGTAACACCAGCACAGCACAAATTATGTCATTGGTTGAGCGCTACAGAACATTTGGTTGGCTAGCAAAGAAACCAGAGTTAAAACAACAATTGCAAGCAGCGGTTGAGACACTAGTGCAGGAACGCGACGAGCTTAAAGCGCAGCTTGGTGATTTACCAGAAGCACAAGCAGCTATGTTGCAAGAAATCAAGGTGCTGCGAGATGCGCTTACGCTGGCTGAAAAGATAGAGTTATTTGAAATTGCTTTGCCGGCCAGGCACCGACGCCCCCGAATTAAGTATACTACAGGTCACTGTGAACATAATAATCAACCTGGTGGTTGCCAACTACATAATCTACAATGTGGATATCCAGAGTGTGATCGAAAATCTGTTTAAACAAATAATGTACACTTAATGTCAAATGAATTATAATAAATTTATTAATGAATATAAAGGTGAATTTATATTCAATTCAGATATAGATCTATCTGAGATAGATGTATCCGACGTTGGTGAATATTCACCAAAGATTAAACCCAAAGAAATACTTCGACTTCTTAGCCCAAGATTGAGTTGGAAGTTAAATAGATTTCTATTCGTTTTAAATCTATTTAAGAAATTTACTAAATGAAAACAGAAGAATTTAAAGAACTAACAGATGCGCAGCACATGCGCCAGCGTCCAGCAATGTATATCGGCTCAGTCTCGACTGAAGATGTATCTGGCATGTTCTTCGGTAAGTATCAGACTCTCCATGTAATTCCTGGTTTACTCAAAATCATCTCTGAAATCATCGATAATTCAATTGATGAAGCTATCAGAACAAATTTTAAACATGCCAATAAAATTCATATTAATTTTGCACAAGAATCAAATGGACTTGAAAATGATACTTGGCGCATCACTGTAGAAGACAACGGCCGTGGAATTCCCGTAGTAAAGCACGGAGATACATATCGTCCTGTAGCTGCTTGGACCCGAGCCCGAGCCGGATCAAATTTTTCAAATGATCGTGAAACAATCGGCGCCAATGGTGTCGGTTCATTTGCCACCGCAGTGTTTTCGGAAGAATTTGTGGGTGAAACCGCAGACGGTAAGAATTATCTTAAGATGGTTACCACCGATCATGCAAAGATTAAGTCTGTCGCAACAAAAGCATCAACAAAACAATTTACTCGTGTTTCTTTTGTACCAGATCTTTCGGCATTTTCTATCCTTGAAATTTCAGACGACCATGTTAAGTTTATACAGGATCGTGTAGAGAACTTAGCCGCATGCTATCCCGCAATTACATTTACCTTTAATGGTGAAAAGATCAAGATCAAGAATGCCAAGGAATATGCTTCAAAGTATTGTGAGCATTTTGTAATTGGTCAGGATGAAAAGAATACTTTAATCTTTGGCCCATCTGGTGAACAAGAAGAATTCCGACTTCATTCATACGTGAATGGGTTGTGGATTAAGAATGGCGGTTCACATGTAAATTATGTTCTTGATCAGATTGTAGTTACTCTTAAAGAACATATTCGGAAAAAACATAAAATCGATGTACTGCCGAATCAGATTAAACAACATCTGATGTTTGTTTCTATTATTCGTGGCTTTGTGAATATGTCTTTCGATAGTCAGACTAAAGAGCGAATTACTAATACTGCCGCAGAAGTTGCAGCACATCTTTCAGGTATTGACTTCGATAAGATTGCCAAGCAAATTCTAATTACACCCGAGATTCTGGATCCAATGATTCAGGCTATCTTGTATAAAAAGGAACAAGCAGAAGCTCGTGAATTGGCCAAAAAACAAAAGTCAACAGCCAAGATTCGGGTGGTGAATCATATTGCTGCCACTGATGTAGACCCAGAGAAAAGAATTCTATATATCGTAGAAGGTCTCTCAGCTATTGGTTGTCATATTTCTGTTCGTAATCCAAAAACAGACGGAGGCTTACCTCTAAAGGGTAAAATTCTAAATGTTCGCGGTATGAAGCCGGTTGATATTATCAAGAACAAAGAAATCCGAGAACTGTTAGCTGTACTTGGTTTGGAATTCGGTAAGCCTGCTATTAATCTAAATTATGGTAAAATAGCTATATTTACCGATTTGGATTATGATGGTTCACACATTTTCGGGTTACTGTTAAATTTGTTTTCTAATTGGCCTGAGCTATTTACAGACGGCAGAGTAAATCGTTGTTTGGCCCCACTGTACTATTGTACAAAGGGCAAAGATGTTAAAACCTTCTACACAAAAGAAGAATTTGAAAAATTTAATCCAAAAGGTTACGATGTGCAATTTTTCAAGGGCTTAGGTAGTATGCCCAAGGAAGTTTATAAACAGTGTCTGCAGAATCCTATGTTTGTACAAGCATCGGCAGATACTGCAGATTACAAAAAATTAGAAATGTTCTTCGGTGATGATGCCGACGGCCGTAAAACTTGGATGATCAACTAAATTTATTATGTCTACAATTATTAAAACTGTATCCGAAATTATCGATTCTGATCTTTTAGATTATTCTATGTATGTTCTGCAGAACAGAGCTATTCCATCTGCAATTGATGGATTTAAAAGCGGTGGTAGAAAACTTGTTTATGCCATGCTTAATGATTATCCAACTCGGAAAGTTAAAGTTGCAGAACTTGCCGGGGCGATTGCTAAATATGGATACCACCACGGAGAATCTTCAGCTGAAGGTGCCGTCGTTACTCTAACTGCAGAATGGAATAATAATTGCCCAGTGTTCACAGGCCATGGCAATTTTGGGTCCAGATTAGTTCCCGCAGCTGCTGCCGCCAGATATATTTTCGTCTCACTTTCACCCGACTTTAAGAAATACTTTATTGATCCTGAAGTAACTCCAAAATCACCTGACCCCGAGAATCCAGAGCCTGCTTATTATCTTCCAACTTTGCCCTGGGTGCTTGTCCCAGGTGTTTCCGGTATCGCCGTAGGGTTTGCTTGTAATATTCTGCCGCGGTCGATTAAAGATCTTACTGTCGCGGTCAAGAAATATCTCAAGGACCCAAAGAAATTTTTGAAAGCACAAGAATCTATTCCTCCAACATTTCCCCATTTTAAAGGCACTGTTGTTCAAGATGAAACAAATTTGGCTACATGGTATACAGAGGGAATTGTAGAATATGTGGGCAAATATACATACCGTATTTCCGAATTGCCAGTTGGATATGATCGTGAGAAGTATGTAGAGTTTCTCAATGGTCTCGTTGATGAAGATAAAATTAGAGATTATGAAGATAATTGTTCGGAAGAAGGTTTTTGCTTTGATGTAAAAACCACAGCCCTGGCACGCGACAAGATTGATACTGATCCGATTAAGTTCTTTAAACTTCGGAAGTCACACACAGAAAACATTACGACTCTTGGGGTGAACGGAAAATTGAAATTATTTTCGTCTGTTGCTGATCTGATTGCATATTTTTGTGATCACAGAATTGAAAAATTTGGTGAAAAGATTGAATATGAAAAGAAAGAACTAACAGATCAGATCAGCCTCATGACCGATAAGGTTAAGTTTATTAAAATGGTTATTGATCGGAAAATTGATTTTCGACAACTTAATCGGACTCAGTTGTTGGATGTAATTGAAACAAAAATTACCAAAGCAGACTACGGTAAGAATTTTATTAACATTCCATTATACGGTTGTACTACGGATGCCGTAGAGGCTCTAGAGGAAAAGATCAGTATGTGTAATACAGAACACAAGTCGTTGTGTCAGACAAATCCGATGGAACGATATCTTAGTGTACTATAATGTACACATAATACTTAACGTGTTATAGTAATATTGTGGGAAATTGTACCCACAGCTAAGGAAATTGAAAATGGGATTCTCATCAGTAACACGGCAAAAACTCGGTAAAAATCTTACCAAAAGAACTTACACTAGGAGTAACGGTAGATTTACGACCACTTATGTCACTAAACAGAATTTGGGCAATGGTCAAACAATGACTAGGTACGCATCGAATTCTCAGCCAAAACAACAGATGTTTGGCAAGAAGACTAAGTCAAGTTCTGGTAGATCTTCCTCTAGTAATAGGAATAATGCTGGTAATACTGAGATGTTGGTCTTTTTCGTTTTAACTGCCGGTGTAGCCTGGGTTTTCTACAAACTCTACTGCTGGGTGACCGAATTGTTGGCTAAGCGGAGAGCTTCGGCTACTTCTGTGGAAACCATCATCCAGGAGGAATCTAGCGAAACTAAGCGTGGTTTCCTCGGGACGGTGTATGATTTCTTTTTCTCACCCATTACATTTAAATAATGTACACATAATTCCTGATGTAGTATAATAATTTATCTTAAACAAAGTGTAAATCATGGGCAAATTCGTTATACCTGTTGATGTTGTTACTGAAACGGCAAAAGTTCTGAAGGCAGTTCGTAAGTATCTTAAAACTGTCACGTGTAATGTCGGTACTGTTCAACATAGTCGCCTCCTTGATAATAATAATAATAAAATCTGTGTGACCATTGATAATGACGGCAAATTAGGATCCGACCTCAGTTCGTTCCTCGGTAAAAAGAAATCGGTAACGATTGTTGATACCGTTGAATTTGAAGGTTTATACGATTGGACCTCCGACACATTTTTCCGCCCTAGTTCATCAATCCTTATCTATTTCAGCAACAAATGAATCGGTTTAATAAATTCGTTATTACATATACTGCATCTTTTTGATACCTACCAAGAATCCAACCCTCTGATATCATTTTTATTGATGTACCATGTGTAGTATTTGTTTTGAACAAACATATAATTTTCCTTTAGTTGAACAAATGCTTAAATTCAAAACTGATTAATTTACACATATTTCTTGATGTAGTATAATAACGTCATGTCCAATCTACACTTTCAGATGAAAACCGTCTCAGATGAACTCTGGGATACAATTTATTTCTCAACTGGTAAAGTTCCTATTTCTAATAAAAATACAGACTCTCGGACACTAACATTGGGTGATTTTAAAGTTCTAATAAAATCATTCAAGTACATTTCTGTGAATGGTGACGTTTGTCGTAGCATTCCTGAAGCGAAATACGTTATTATGAAAGCTCTTTTAGAATGAAAAACCTGAACAAATCGGTTAAAATTGATCCGAAATTCACGGCCGCAGAATGGCAACTTTATTCCTTCCGAGATGATCCGATTAAGGCTGCCAGCGTTCCGTTGGTTGCAATTGCTCTAAACAAAGCTTTGAAGACAGCCGTCAATAAAGCCGGGTCTGACCGTAAATCTGCTTGGAAAGATATTTACGCTCACCTCGGCAAATATGCAGAATATGGTGCTTCTGATACTGAACACCGAGACTTTCTGCTTGATATTCTCGGTGAAATTTATGGTCCTTCATTTTAAACTATCATGATTTACGTTCTAACTTATTTGTGCTTGTCCGTACTGCCGCTGGTGTTTGTTTACTGTGCTTCTGTGTGTTCCGACGATCGAAAGGATAGAGAGGATCGAGAGTAATATGGCACCAGATAAAGCTCCACAAAGTCTAGAAGCTGCAGTTTTAACTGTGCTTGAAGGATTTACATTACCATCTACAGTTAGAAAAATCCTGGAAACTGCATATTATGCATCCGATCATTTTAATGAATCTCAGGAGTCTTTATCTACTCGTGAGTGTGAAAAGTGATATCCGGAAATAATTTACACATAATTCTGAGTGTAGTATAATTAACTCATGAATAAAACTCAAACCAAACTTCTCAAACTTGCCAATCAGCACGGCGGCTTTTATAGTATTACTACTTGTTACGGCCACGGCCCCTTAGGGGCCGTGTAAATGCTGGTTTACGTGAACGTGATGCTTTATTTGCTCTGGTTAAAATGGGTTTGATTGTGATTACTGATCGTCAACTGTGGTCAGAAACTAGCCACGGTTATACTTAAAGCGGTAATTCTAATGCTTTTAAGGTGAAATAATATGGACTGTCGTGATTGTAAATTTTGTGTTTTTGTAGATAATGGATATTCCAATTATTCCGTAGAAGGAACTGATGTACTTTGTGGGTCATATAAAGATGATATCCGCGAAAAATTTATATCGTTTGATTCTTTTTATCAAGAAGCTGCAGGATTTAGCCAGGGTGAAGACTGTGCCGGATTTGCCGAAGGTGAGCCCATAAGTTTGGATGTTGATTGGGGAAACCATTCAAAATTAACCGACGATCAAAAAGAAATCCTTGACCGGGCCATGAGCTAAATGCCAAGTTTAATTTACACATAATTCTGAGTGTAGTATAATAAATCATCTTCTCCAAATCACAAAGGAAATATCGTGCTTACAGTCAAGGAAATAAAAGAAGTTCTGAGTCATTCTGTTGATCAAGTTTCTCATCTCCGAAAATTTAAGCCGTACAGGGCTTTCGTTTAATGTGATTGATCACTGGGCTCCGTTCCGTGGTGATTCGATTGTCAAAGGTTCTCATTTTGCTGTTGTTTTTGAATCTAAGGAATAATCATGTCTGATTCAGTTTTTTATTCTTTGTTGGTTTTGGCTTTGTATCACCTGGTTGTGGGTATGGCCATAACAACAAAGAATTTTAGATCGACTCTAGTTTTCAAAATAATACCAGTTTTGACTGCATTTTTTCTCGGTCTCTTGGCTTTCAAAGTAATCATTTAAGAATAATCATGGAATTCAAACAAGTCGCGATCTGGACAAATGGTGCAGTTCGCACGGAAAATATAGAAGAGTTTGAAAATTTTGTGCTTGAAAAACTTGGTATCCATATTAAGTATATTGAAGAATTCAAGACTTTGCCTGACCGAGATGATCCGTCGTCGTCTGGCAGGAATGATGTGTTGTTCTATGTGGCCACCGAAGATATTCCAAAGTTTACCGCCCTACGGTTTGCATATCGTATCCTTTTGATTGAGGATGTTTTAAATAATGAAGCTCAACGTCAAGATTATTCGATCTATCCCGAAAGCATGAAGGCCCTTCGGTGCTGGTAATTTGGATTTGTGTCTGAAGCTTAACAGTCAAGCAACGGCCTCATAAGCCGCCGAAAGTGGGTTCAACTCCCACCGCGCGCACCATTAATTTACACATATTTCTGAGTGTAGTATAATAAACCCATACTAACCGAAACACAAAGGTTTTATTATGAAGAATTTTTTCTACAAAAAAGCTACAGGTGTTAATGCCGACCTGACGCGTCACACACAAATGCAAAAATATCTTGAACTTAAAATCATTGAAGCTGAAGCTAGAGTTGCTGCAGATGTATCCGATAAATTTGCTCCGGGCATACTTCGGACATATATGGAATTTCTAAACAAGCTTAATGACTCTAAAGTCAATGTAGTAGCCAAGATTGGCCGAAAATAAACTACACTAAGAAATAATTTACACATATTTCTTAGTGTAGTATAATAAATCATCTTAAACAAACCTTGAAAGGGTTATAAAATGTCCGCAGAAATCACAATCCGTGCCGATGGTAAAGCTGAATTTGCCTATGCTGGCGAAGCCGCCTGGCATGGACTCGGTAATCAACTTACTGAGGGTGCTTCCATTGAAGATTGGGTCGTTGAAGCTGGTCTGACTTGGGAGGTTTTCCAATCTCCAGTTCAGTACACTTCTCATGAAGGTCAGCACTTTTTTGATGACAAACGCGTTCTGTTCCGTTCGGATACAAAGGAACCTATGTCGATCGTTGGTAAGGATTACAAAATCGTTCAGCCCATTGAAGTTCTGGAATTCTTCCGTGATCTGACTACTCTCCATGGTATGAAATTGTCGGCCGCAGGTTCTCTCTTTGGTGGCAAACGTTTCTGGGCTACTGCCGAAATCGGTAAATCGTTCGAGGCTGTATCTAAAGATCACGTGAATGGTTTCCTATTGCTTGTGACTTCTATTGATGGTACACTCGCAACTACAGCGAAACTAACGTCAACCCGCACAGTGTGCAATAATACTTTGACCGTGGCCCTGAATGATAACTCCAAACGTGTTGTGAAGAAATCTCACCGCGTCGAATGGGATGCTACACAGGTCAAAATGGATATGGGTCTGATTGATGAATCCTGGGAAAAGTTCGCTTCTTCGATCAAGAAATTGGCCGAAACTGAAGTGTCCGATAAATTTGTTCAAGATTATTTCCAAAAGAAATTCTACATGGATGGCGTATTGGCTGAAGATCAACCCACCGGCCGTATCAAGGAAGTTGCTGCTCTGCTGGATCGTTATAAATCAGGCGCTGGTGCCAGGTATTCCAACGGAACTGCCTGGGGTGTTGTGAATGCGGCAACCGATTTATTTACCCACGGCAACGGTCGTAAACGTGATCAATCTCATATGTTTTGGCAGTCTCATTTTGGGCGTGCCGAAAAGATCAAAAATGAAGTTCTGGAAGATATGTTGGCTCTGACTGCTTGATTTAAAGGGGCTTGGCCCCTTTAATTTACACATATTTCCGATTGTTGTACAACAAACCGTCTTCTCCAAAACACAAAGGAACTAAAATGTTTACCCAAGATCAAATCAACCTCATTCTTGCTGCGCAAGAGCAGCAAATCAAAAATCCTGCTCGAGCAATAGTCAACTCGGAGTGTGCCTTCGTCAAGGATACTATTTCCAAAGTAGATTATAAGTTAGCAATGGAATATTGGAAATGGGTCTGTGGTTCTTTTAAGAAAGATACTGATCTCTTTGGCCCCCCCATTGTTTATGCAAATGAACTTGTTCTCGCTAAAATTGATGCCAGCGCCGTGCCTGTGCCTGTGACTGACATCGTGGCGCAATTGTTGGCCATGGCCAAACTAGATTGATTTACGAAGCAATGAGTAATCTCATACCCTGCTTAGAACGGTGTAGGATCGTAGGACTGTGGGTTAGATATGTTACTATTCCTACAGTCGATTAGATCGTCGTAGAACAGATTGATTAACAATTAAGCACACAATGACGAAACATCAAGCATTAGATCTTAAAATGTGTGATAATGATGCATCTGCAAAAACCATTCGGCACTATTTTCAACTTTTGCTCATTCAATTGATTGAAGAAAAAGAAGGGTTCAGCGGCAAGCGCCCATTCGGAAATTCTGATTGGGCGTACGATCTTTATGCACCATTAATTAAAGCAAATATCATTCCAGGTGAATTGGATCATGATGGTTTTATTAATTGGATTGATGAAGAAAAAGCAGACGAAATGCTAATTAAACTTATAAAGCTACTTTAATTGTATACAATACACCAATTATTATAAGTAATGCATCTATTGATCATATCGGATACACCCCGGTTTATTTTATATTGTTTTAAAAATACCCATCTTGTACAGAATATCATTTCCCCAGTTAAGATATTAAAGAAACAATACTCAGCTGGATCATATCTTGGATTTTTCTTGAAACTGTTATCCTTAAGCTGTGCTTTTGATGATCTTATTCTTTTTAATTCTGCCGCTTTTTCTTCACCATATATTTCTATGTAGGATTTACCAATGAATCTTTCTTTACATAGTTTAGAAAGAAAGATTTTAGTTTCTGTTGTGTGATCTCTTCCAAACATACCATTTAACTCACCAGACAAACTTCCACCCAGGCCCATTTCATCTATTAAATTTGCCCATTCTTTACTTTTTACTATATTCCAAAGCTTACTATAATGTAAACCCCATTCTTTAAGTTCTTCTTTTGATTGACATTCTTTTAATATTTCAGTTTTTATTAATTTACCGTGAGCATTTAGATGTTTTATCCATCTAGTTCCAGAACCTAGATATTTGTATGGATCTTTTCTTTTAGTTTGACCAAGATATTTTAAGCCAGTAATTAAATGTGTCTTAACATATAGATAATAAATAGTCATGCTGGTGTTCCTTTTAAGTATAACATTAGAGATGGCGGGAATCGGTAGTTCCGCGGTCATCATTATTTATTATACACAAAACACAGACGTGTTAAAATTTAAATTTAACTATAGGCTTCATATTATGAACCAGAAAGACAAAGAGGTCGGAAACAGTAAGACGGTTGATATCGTCGTTGTTTCCGACCTCTAGTGACTCCACTTGGAATTTGGTGCAATTGAGATCAAAAATCCCCAGAAGGCAGATGTATTAATTTTGTCTGGGGATATTGTTTTAGCAGACGACATATCACCCACGAACACCGTAGAAGATTCTCATCGTTACATCTGCACCAAAAGATACCGCGAATTCTTTGAACAAGTTTCATCCGAATTTAAGCATGTAATTTATATTGCGGGTAATCACGAATTCTACAATGGTAAGTGGGAAAAATCAATTATAAACATTAGAGAATTCATAGTAAATTTCCCAAATATACATTTTCTCGAAAGAGAGATGGTTGAGTTAGATGGTGTAGTTTATATGGGGGGTACTCTTTGGACAGACATGAATAAAGGTGACCCATTAACACTGCATGCTACTCAAGATATGATGACTGATTTTAGCATCATTCGTAATGATGCTTTTGGTTACAGAAAACTTAGACCTTCTGATACTGTGATTAGACATAGAAAAACTTTGGAATATTTTAACTTTGTAGCACACGAACATAAAGATAAAAAGATAGTGATGGTGGTACATCATGCGCCACACCAGAAAAGTATTAATACAAGATTTATTAATGAATATCTAATGAATGGTGCGTACGCTTCCGATTTATCGGATTTTATTCTTGATCACCCTCAAATTAAATTAATTACTCATGGTCACATGCACGATTCATGTGATTACATGATTGGTGATACCCGAGTGATCTGCAATCCAAGAGGTTATTGTGGCGATGTTGAAAATGAATATTTCTTTCCATATCTCACGGTAGAAATTTAATTTACACATATTGACTGGTGTAGTATAATTAACCAACTTCCGAAACTCAAACGAAAATCATGTTTACATTCGATGAAAATACCGTAAGTGACCTTCATAAGGACGCTTTTGGTGTTCGTCCTTCTCAATCATGGTGGTACGGTTGGATCCATGCTACCGATGCTCAAAAGCAATCGAATTGGGATTCTATGGTGGAAGCCATGGTTCGGTCGGAAAACCACCACAAAGAGTGTGAAGCGCGCGCAGTAAAAGAATTCGAAACTACTGTCTGGAATACCATGGAATCTGGTGCCAAAATCAGAGAAGTCGCCCTTGGTTGGTTGATGGATACTTCCGGTGCCAATGGTGATTGGGAATATTTTTGTTTTCTTAATGGTCTTCCCTATGGTTACGTAACCGGTTGCTTCAAAGGTTAATCAAAGTGGGTTAGAGATGCACAAAGACCCGGTTCTACTCTAGATTTAGCACGTACAAGAATTAAAACACGGTTTAAAGTAAAAGAAGGAAATTAGAAATGAGTAATTATTATCCAGACAAATGGGTTCTTGTTGAATTAAACAGCCCAGCCCACGGCACAATTACTAAAGTATTAGCATCTTGGTCGGGTAGCTATACTAATGGTGATAGTTGGAAATTGAGTTCTGGGGTTGTTAAAATTATCAAGACAGATTCGGGCTATGAATTTATTAATAATTCTGGCTCAATTTATTTTTGTTCTGCCGGAATGTACGGGATGACAATGTACACAAGTTCTATTTACCAGAATTTTGTAGATCAAATCTCGGAAAAGAACGATGGTACTACAATTAAAATTTTAGATGAGGATGAAAGCGAAAAGCTTTGTAAAAACTTACGAAGTGATGATTGATCTAAAATACCATAAAGGTTGTTATGAATAAATTTGAAACATTTAAATTGGCTATGGAAAAGATTACAGAGGCTCAAATGCTTCTGCAACAAGGCCCTACCGCCTATTACGTATCGGAAATTACCGGTGCATATGATTATATGATGGATAAATTTGCACCATTCAAAGTTGGTGACCGAGTTATGCTTAAAGAAAGACCAGATCCCATGCCGGAAGGCTGGCAATCTTCTGCACATTTCCTAGTCCGAGGTGCTTTGGCAACTGTAAAAGAAATTGATTGCGGATCAAAAGGCTTTACGGTTCACGTTGAATTCGATGATGAATCATGGATTAAAGTAGATCAAGTCACCGGTACAAAAGAAATTGTTATGATTGAACCCGACCGGAAACATCATTATTGTTTCTCTGATCGTCCACTTGTGAAAGTTTAATATGATACAGTTTGACCGTGTAACTACGGAAGATGTGATCCGCCAGGCATTTGTGGAAGATCCCAGTGCTATTAGTGCAGTACTTAATGCAGATGAAAATACCAATTTAGAATTTACTTACACTGTTCGGCATAAACATGTCTCTGCCAAATATGCTAAGGCAATTCTTAAAGATTATCTTGAAGAGAAAATTAACAAATGAGTACTTATTCAAAAACTATTATTAAAGTTTCGGTTCATCTTAAAGATGAAAATCCAATCTTTGGTGAATCCTCAACTCACATTTCTATCGAAGATGAAGCGGCAGGTCCTTATATTAAACTACAACAATGCACCGACACGATTGAATCGGGCACAGTAAGTTTCAATGATATCGATCATATGACTGCTGTATTTGATGCTGCCAAGGAATTACTTGAAAATGCTAAGTATGATTAAGTTAAAAGATTTTATAATTGTCCGAAGAGAAAAGTACTCGACTAAAGATCGAGTATTAGTTCATAAACAATGAATAAAGTAGAAAAATTAGTAGCAAAGATTTCAAAGATCTATGAGCAGATCTTTGAAATTCAAAATGCTTGTCCACATACTAATGCAACTAAAAAAGGTGATTCTGATACTGGTAACTGGTGTAAGGCGGATGATTCTTATTGGTACGAATTTAAGTGCCCAGATTGCAAGAAAATCTGGACAGAGGAACAATAATGGAAAGAAATCTTGATTGAAGTGTATGAAAGAAATAAACTTAAACCGGGCTGATGTGTCACGGCTAAATGATGTGTTGGGCAAGTTTCCCGAGATTGACAACTTTACTCTCGTTGTTGAGGATACTTCAGGTATTGGGTATACAGTTGATCTTAAGTTTACACGAGAGGAAAAAACTATGCGATGTAAAGTAGTCGTTCCGCTGACAGATGTGGGGTCATGGTGAAAATGAAAAAGAATTGCAATGATTAAATTATCTGATAAACTCTATGTAGCAAAAACTGAGATTGTAGAAGTTACAATTTCAACTAACAATGATAGAATTTTGGTGAAGATGAAATCTGGTAATGTGTATAACAAAGCAGTTGACCTCGCCCACACCTCAATCTACACACAACTAGTAAATTTTGTTGCTGAGATCGAAAAATAATTTACACATAATCTTTTGTGTAGTATAATAGATCATCTCC